CGGCGTTGATAAGGTAATTGTCTAATTCTCGGCCAGCTTTTCCCACAAAAGGTCGTCCATCTTTATCCTCCTCTGCGCCTGGAGCTTCTCCAATCAGCATAATTCGAGAGTTGGGGTCGCCTTCTCCCCATACAACTTGCTTGGCGGTCTTACGTAAGGGGCATAGTTGGCAATCAACCATTGATCGACTCCTTAATCCGCCTTGCAAGAACCTTGCCAATCCCCGGAACTTTCTTGTAATCACTCTCGGGCGCATTGACGAACTCAGTTATGGACGAGAAGTGCTTCTCAATCTCCGCACTCCGCTCCCACCCTACTCCCGGCAGAGCGGCTAACACACTCCTAAATACTGATGGCTTCTCCATAGTAACGAGCGGTAGTGGTAAGTTATAAAATCCCAAGTAACTCTTATGCTCATCCCAACTCTTATGCCACCAATAGTAACAGTTAAGTATTGCCTCAGCCGTTGCTGGTGCGTTACTTGTATATATAATAGTAACGCCCGTCATAATACTTATCGTGTTAAGTAGGTTATCCCACTGGCGCAGGGTGAAGCCACTCGGCCTCCAATCCCTCCCTTGCCATACCAGTAGCTCCTCACCCTCCCGCTTAGTCATGCCCTCCACGATAAGATAGACGAAATTGTAGGTAGCTATCAGGCCGGGTAGCTGGTGGCCGGACAAGCGCCCGCTCTTGACGGAGGCCACAAGGTCCATTACATTCTTGCGCTCGAAGCCAATGAGGGTGGGGCCATTAGGACCGTTGCCCACGAAGGACGCATCCCCGAAGTCAAGACGGGTTACCTCTGTCATGGCAGGGGGGAGATAGCGGGCAAGGTCCACACTTCCAACTCGATTGTCAATGGAGATCACTCTGCCCACCACCACATATAACCGGCAAATATACCTGCTGCGAAAGTGATTGCGTTACCAATGAGAGCCAACCAAATTGGAATCATTAGTACCCCCTCCTATATCTGTAAAGCATTATACCTATACCCACGGTGACTACCACATACACAATTCCCCACATTACTTCGAACCGTGGACGAGATCAAGCAGGGCCGGGAAAGAGCAATCTGCACCAGTAAGCTCTAATCCCTCGTAGGCCGGTTCGTGGGTACACTTAGTAATGAGAGCCTTGAAGTCGCCACCGGGAGTATGCTCACACATTATCCCCATCTGAACGAGAAAAGGAATGTCCTTGAAGCCCGCAAGCACCTTCTTGCCGGTAGTCTTATCATTCACATACTCGTTTTGTAACTTGTGAATGAGGATAAGGTTAATGTCCGGGCGAGCCTTGGCATCCCTAATAATCTTCCGCATCTCAGCATTAACCTTGCCGTAGAAGTGGGAAGGGACTTGTGCCAAGCGGCTGAACTCGGCCAGCCTACATAGCTCCCATATCTCCGTCCAGTTATCCCCGATGATATTCTTCACGTGAGGGTTATTGAGGGCGGCATAGAAGCCGGTGCGGAATTTCTCCCACTCGGCCTTGTACGCATCCACTCCCAACTTCTCAAGCTCAAGTGAGGAGCCGGACTCTATCTCCATCCGCACAATGTCATTAGCCTTGAACTTGTGCAGGACACCCTCAGCATTTATATCTGTGTCAATGTAAGCGGTGAGTCCCAACGCAGAAGAAGTGAGGGCAAAGTGTGTCTTACCACTACCCTCTAACCCGGCCACAGATGCTATCAAGCGGCGTGGGACACTGTAATCAGGCTTCTCGAATCCATCTACCATTACCCGCCCTCCTTCATTTGCCTTGCGTGATTAATGAGCATCTGCCACGTTTCCTCTATCTCATGTGGCAGAAAGGTAATCAGCCAGTGTAGGGGCTTCGCTTGCTTGGCCCCTCTATAATCTCCTAACATATGATAAACCCGCAACCTGCATTGGGTCATTCCTGTCATCTTCAAGTAACCGGCGATTTGTGTCATCCAGCGCCAGTTATCTAACGGATTAGAATTACTTGACTTCCTCGTGCATTTGTACTCCTCAAGCACCCATTCCCTAATATCTACTGCATCAGGTGTGCCAATTATGCCATCCAGTTCAAACTCGCCTAACCTTACTACGTTATATTTATCAGTGAGTAGTCTAACTACCACTTCCTCCCATACATAACCGGCGAAGAAGTTATCACTGGAGTCGGGGTCATCGGCATAGGGCTGAAGTATGCCAGAGCTAAGACCCAAGCTCTCGATGACTTGAGACAGGTGTAGGCCCGGACTACGATGTAACTCGCCTGAGCCTACGATGGGTAACTGGTCAGTTAAGAGGTCCGCTTTCATTGTAGCCCTCCTTAAAAAGTCCTGGGGGCCAGGGACGGGTCTGACCCCCAAGACACGCCTTCTCCGGTTACAGACTAATGACTCCGTTTTGATAGGTCCAGGGGCCAGCACGAAGGAAGTCATCCGAGAAAGCCAAAGTGAGAACCTCCCTATCGCCCGGACATTCCTTAGCGATCAGGGCGGGTAACTGATTCTTCTTGACACTCCCACCAGCCGTGCCAAGGATGCTCAACAGGGCGGCGGTAGCTTTCTCGCCTACCCCACCCGCACTACCCATACCACTCTCGCCAGGTAAGGATAACAGCGCAGACACAGTGAGGATAGTGTTATCCTTCTGTGAAGTGGCGTTGGGCATCTTCGGCAGCACCACTCTTGCGAAGTGGAATACCGCCCCCTCCATGTTAGAGTACGGAGGACGGATGAAGTCTGCCGGTGCGCCCACGTTCACCATGTCACGCATCAACATCGCCGCCTTAGAGTTCTGGTGCAGGGCAGTTCTCTTGCCCACCGCCTTGAACCCTAACCCATCTTCGGTAGGTGCGAAGGCCGCAGCATCGCCAGCCTTGTAATGCTCCACGTGCGGCTCACCATCCACGTCAAGGGTAAGCTGTAGAGCCGGGACAGCCGCCGCCGTCCCATTGTAATCAAACATGACGGTGCGAGCTTGCGTGATCTTCGCATCTACGTCGTCAAGAAGCCCACCGCCGGTAAGAAAAGTGTCAACATCAGTGCTCAAATACTCGGGCATACTATTCCTCCTTAAAGGTTATCCGCTTCTTTTTTGCCAGATGTGGACATACCCCGTAATGGTGTTTTGCAGAATTGCAGTTCCAACAGAGTATTTGGAATCCATCTGGATACCCATTTTTTCTTAACCAGTGGTATAGATGCTGTTGCCCAATGAGTTTTCGGTGTTCCTTGCCATCATTATTAATGTGATCTATGGTAAGGAACTCATAACAAGACTCACCACAACAAGCACACTTACTTCCATAGTGGTCCAGAACCTCCTTTCGTCGCCGTAAATTCCATTCACGGTTATAGGCATTTATGTGTTCCCTTCTTTTTGCTCTCCATTTAGTAGTCGCCGCATTTATCTTAGCCCTATTTTGGCGTATCCACTCTGCTCTTTCCATCTTCTGACCCCCCTTATTATATTATAACATATATCATCAAGGAAGTCAAGAAGAAAATTACTCCTTTGGAGTAGATATTCTTTTTTTTCGGGCCAGAGCGGAGGGCATATACAGCCTTGAGCCATCTACCTCCTCAATTACATATACAAGGTCACGGGGGAGAACGAAAACATCTCCCTGTGTAGTGCGAAACACTATCTGACTTATATCCTTGTGAAGTGTCTCGCCTAAGAAGCTGACCTCTCCCATCGTGCCTCCTTTCCCCACGCCGATTTTTCATGCTATCATTATATCACATTTCCCGCCGCTTGTCAAGTTATTTTTTTAACGCCCCCTCGTACCAGAGGTCCAGGGCTTCCTTTGAGACTGGCTGCCCGTTCAGGATCGCATCATTGAGTTCCAGCCAGGTCACTGGGGGCTGCGGCGCAGGGACGGCCTCACAGCCCGTGACCAGCAGGAGCAGTATCAGGAGCCATATAACTTTCATATTATCCTCCTATCCTCTTTGGTGGGGTAGGTATACTTTTCTCAAAACTCACCGCCTCTAAGAACCATTTAGGGCATAAGTGCTTGAATCGGTTATATAACCACAGGAAACTATCATCTACGATAAGTGTTTCGCATCTATCGCCCGGCGCTCTGCATCCCCTACCGCTTGCCTGTACAAGCTCCTGCCACGCCAGATAGAAGGGAAGCTCGGGGTCAAGCTCGCATCGCTTCTGCATAATCTTGCTCGTCATGTTAGGGAATGGCACCTTGGCGATAATCTGATACTCACACTCGGAAAAGGGGAAATCATACCCGGTTGCAACTGATGGACTTATAAGTAACGCTGGCGGCTTACTACGTTTAAACTTATGTATCATGCCAACGATACTTTTAGCGTTACTATGCGATATGAAAACATTACTTATATCAATATTATCTATTATATGCTTTGCCCTATCGTAACTTACACTGTGTAGTATGCCTTTCCTATCCATGCGCTGCTGGATAATCTGCCGGATGCGTAAGTACCAAGTGCCCAGCGCCTCTTCTGGCATACCGTATTTCAGGCTTACGGTAGGTATATGATAAATTCGCCGGTTGGATGCTGGAAATGGCGAGCGATATTCAATACAATGTGGCCGCAAACCAAGTAAATGAGCAGTCTTAGGCATAATGGTAGCCGATACCATGAATATATTCTTTGCTCCTTTGATAAGGTATTCATCGGTGAAGTCGGTAATATCTATCGGGTCTATGAGTATGCCACTATGATCTACTTCCTCCACCACTTCCACGCTCTTGAGCCGCCAAGCATCCTCAATACTCCTTATATATAATATTAGCTTCTTAGCTTTATCTATCGGAGTTTCTGTCGTAAGTTCCACCTTAAGTATGTCGTAAGTATTTCTAAGTCCCTCACTGTTCACTCCCATATATACTATCTCTTGCTCAAGCATCTTGCTTATCTCGACCACTGGTATCTTGACGCTAAGGAAGTCGGATAAATGTTGGGGAGCATTATGTGACTCATCCATTACAATATTGTCAAATGGGCCGAGCGTATCTATACTATTATGTAACCAGAACGCATAATTAGTTACAATAATGTTAGCTTTCCTTGCGTTACGTAGTGCATCATAGTAGGGGCAACCCCAACTCTTTAGACTACAATCCACGCCGAAGTTACACATACCATCTTCGGCGGTGAGGCCGTGGTTGATGCTGCAACGATAATTAGACTTGCCCCTTATTTCGGCTATACCCATGTTAGGGAAGTCGCCCATAATCTGATCAGCAAGTCCCTTAGTACTTGTAAGTATAACTGACCGGCCTCCACGCTTGAGTGTGCCAGAGATATACATTAGTGTCTTGCCCACGCCGGTAGGCACATTCTGTAATAGGCAAGGGCCAGGGAAGTCCACGAAGTCTTGTATGGCCCTACCCTGGCCTGGACGTAGCTTTTTGAACTTAGATGGGACTTCTACCACATCATCCTCCATTTGATTATACCTATAACAAGGTATATAATCCCCATGATACAAAGCAGATTAGCCGGGACAGCCTGCGCCCAGAATATAGAGGCTATGGCAAACAAAAATATTGACATTCTTTCACCTTCCTTTTTATCCAAGGCCAGATAACGTCCTGAAGGAAACCTATAAACAGTAGAAGGACTATCCAAGCTGATGCATAAAGTGCCGCACCAGCTATACCGACAAGTATCCAGAGCGGATGCTCAGGCCAGCCCCCTCCGGCCATGTAGACAACAAAAAGTATGCCCGCCAAGAGAACTATGATGCGTGCCAAGTAAACTATGATGCGTTCTATGAGCGTCATTTTTCCTCCTTTCCATCCCGCCCGCCCTATTTATATTATATCATATTTCAAAGCGTTTGTCAAGCATTATTTTCACTCGATGCGGTTTTTTTCTTCTTCCACGTAATCCTCATCAAACTCAGGCTCGATAATCTCGTAGGTATCCTCATCGAGATTATTCACGAGTACCTGGAACTCAGGCTCGAAGTTAGTACGGACTTCGACTTCACCATCCTCAATGGTAATGACTATCGTGGGCATGAACCTTCCTCCTTGCATAGTGCTTCATACGCCTCTTGGCTTAGGTCACTGGACGTATCAATCTCGCCCCGTAGATATGAGTCAAGTTCTTTAACAAGCTCCCCTACCTCATAAGTATCACCGAGATCGGTTTCCTTTTCCATAGCTTCGAGGTAGAGTAAGTTATACTTAATTTCCTCAAGCAACGAGAGTGGTACTTTAAGCATCTTCATCTTATACCCCCTTAATAACAAGATTATGCGTATTAACAAACTTAGTATGCTTCAAATAGCGTAATGAATACCACTCCATCCACGGTATGCAATCACAGAAGCGGATGATAGTATTGTCCATCACCCCATACTGCAACCTGCGCCCGCAGATCAGACAATGGTTACATATCGTCATCATAATCAAAGACCTGCCCTCCTTTAATCTCGCATTTATATACAAGTCCCGTACCACGATAAGTAATGGATAGGTCGTTACATTTGCGGCAGCTATCGTGACGCTGGCAAGTCGGGTGAATAAGCAAGTCGTGATACTTGCTCTCATCGCTGTATGGGGTCTTGAGAACGCTTACTTTGGGCTTAACTACTTGGACAGCCTTGGTAGTATTATCCACAACGGTCTTATCCCCGATCTTATCCCAAGCCTTTTGCCAATCTTCCTCATTCTCCTTAGTCCAATACGAGTTATAGTGAGTGGTGCTATACCTTCCCACTTGCCTTGCTACATAACACTGTTTCCACTTGTAGCCGCTATTGGAGTAGAGCACACCCTTATCCTCTACCCAGTCAGTACCCAGGCGATATACACCCTCAAGTCCCATTATAAGTATCTTGCTGCCGGTAGTGGCCTTATTAAGTAACGTGATTACAGCCTCATTGGCAAGATTATTCTTAATGAGATCATGGCCTAACACGTCCCTTATGAAGCACTGAGTATCGCTCAACGAATCAGCCATATCGCTAAATCCGCTAAGGATACCATTATGCGCCATGCCGTAAGTATTTCTCCACTTACGAGTGGTAAGTTGTTCCTCATCGGTAGATAGGGGGAAAGGATGACAGTTAGCAGGATTAACATCGCCGTGAGTGCCAAAGCGAAAGTGAAGTACCATATCCGGCGCAGTCGGTAATATCTCACTCAGGACATGGCTGTAAAAGCCACGCTGGTGTAATGCGCTAATGAGTGCATTAAGGGTCATGTAACCCTTGCGCCCTATAATGGCTTTATCTTCGGGGAACATAAATCCCGCTCCGTCCGCATTATTAGAGAAACAGTTAGTGAGATACTCAAGGCTAACTGTTTTACCTTTTGGCCTGTGGATTACGATGCACATTATTACCTCCTGCTAAAAAGGTTCTTGCAAGTCAGATTGCTGCGGTATCGGCACCCAATGTAGTGCTGCATTCAAGATACCCTTTTTATCCAGGTAAGTCTTGAGTGCATCAAGCGGCTTGCATGATGGCTGATTCTGAAGCCATATTGTAAAAATCGTCCACGGGTGCTGCACACAACTTTCGTTAATCTCCACTTTCTTTAAGAACTCGACAATGTAATGGCAGAACGATACATAGCAAAGGAAAGTAACGACCCGCAACGTTCCTTTGAACACTCGAAACTCTATTGTATGTCTATTCTCAAAGTTTATACATTGGTATCGTGCTTGCTTATGGCGATCACGGAAAACCAAATCCTTAGCATGTTTCTTAGTTATCACACCTTTAACAAAGCCAAACGACGCATAAGCTAACTCATTTCGTTGAGCTACTTTTTCTATTTGCTCTTGACACTGGCGGAAGAAGAAAAGCAACGATGAAGTCAAGTCGCTATCAATATCGCCATTCTCCCGGTGAACATGAATACCACAGGTATCCGTATTAAATGACTTACCGCCGCCAACTTGCACCGCCCCAACGACTCTGGATAACAGCTTGAGAGTATCACCTTCAAACCAACTGTCAATAGAGCGGGGATGGAATACTATCTCTAACCCATTATGCAGGCTTCCGTCTGATTTGGAGAAGAAGTGATCTTCGTCCGCATCTAATTCCACAAGCGCCTTGAGTCCGGCACCACGATCACGATAGACGTCCGTCTCAAGCTCCACGCCATAGTAAGGACTTCTGCCGTAGTGCTGCCAATCGGGGCGATAATCGTGCCGATGTAAGTGACCAGAGCCACAAGGGCAGTCTTCTACATCCTCACGATAGATAGTCCTGCCACAGTTACTACACTCGGTAAATGCCTCATGCCAGCAAGACTGGCAATAAACCTCCCCGTCATCCTCAGGATACCGCTCCTCCCTTGGGGCAATTACTTCACCACAGCTACAGCATGTGTGGATGCACTCGTAGCAGGTAGACGGGCTATCCCAAGCCAAGTCATCACAATGAACGTATTCGCCGCAACTATGACACCTTCTTACTTTAGGCCTGCATTTGTAACAGATACTACCGCTCCAATAGTTAAAGCTAAGTTTGTGCTCACCGCATATCCGGCAAGTGAATATTGAACAATCAGAGAAGTCGGTAGGGAATTTGCAGTAGCCCTCTACGTTAGTATAGCGTTTTCCATCAGCAGCATAAAGGCAAACACCCAGCCATCGGTGCGGCATGCTCGGGTATGTCAAAGAAGGCTCTCTCCAGTCAGCATCAAGACCACCCTCCTCTATCACCAATACAGCGGGCAAGTATTGAATACCAGCACCGAATTGATTCAATCCCCATACTAACATACTATCCTCCTATACCGCATAAGATATGTGATTAGACTTAGCCGCTCCCGGTAATGCAGCATCCAATAAAGCGGCGATTCAATTAATGCCCTGATTATATCACGTTTCGCTTGCATTGTCAAGCCCTCCGTTTGCCCTACCATCCGCCCTACCATCCTTGCCCTACCATCCTTGCTTTGCGCTTCGGCCATTTGATATGCACGGCCCATGCCAACGCAAGGCAAACCAGCGGAAAGGCTGAGTTGACGTGGGTTTGCGGGGTTGGCATGAAATTTGCAGGTAAATCCTGCAAGTGTAAAAAATCTTTACAAAATGTAAAGAAACCCGACACCCCTGAAACCCGCACGGTTGCTGGGCTTTCCAAAAATAGGCCAATCAGACTTGGCTAACTTCCCGAAATCACTCCATAAAAACGGTGTAAAAAATCTTTACAAAATGTAAAGAAACCTGACACCTTGCCGGGGTGCTAAAAAACATGATATTCAATTAAATCAATAAGTTATGGATTTGGCACGGTTCGTGTAGTAGAATAGTCGGCGGATGAACAATCCGACTAACTCACTAAGGACGGGTAATATCATGGGAAAAGGTTCTATCAGTTTGGCAGAGGGTTCGGTTCAGACCGATGCAAAAGAGTTTTTTAACCGGGTTATTCCTCTATTGCGTTCACCTGGGTATGAGGGCGTCCATTGTGTCTATGGACATCTTAACGAGACAATTGCGGCTTTCTACGGGTTTGACAAGGCACAGGTTAGGTCTTTCACAGATCAAGCTTGTGCAGATGGTATCATTCACACTAACCCTGTCAAGGGCGGTGTCCTGGTGTTCTTAGGGCCGTCTCAGCCACGTGAAAAGACGCAAGGCATAAATCCCAAAGTCCTTCACGCTCTGAAGGCCCTGCAAGGCACGAAATAGCATCATAACCTTATGCCCCAGGCGTTGCTTGCTTGGGGCATAACTTTGTCAAAGGGAGATGCTATGCCAACAATACTGGCAATACTTATTTACCTTGCATGCGTGGCGTTACTTGGCCGTATAACTACTCATCACTAATAAGAGGATAATATAATGCGTAACGTGGACTATGATCTTGCCGTTAATAACGGCATTCGTGCGAAATTAGGTATGCAGCCCAATGATATACCAACCGGCCTTGATGCTCTCCTGATGTGCCACGTGGAGCGAGAGCAAATCAGGCAGGCAGGCATTGACGCTTATCTTGATATGTATGAAGAAGGCGTCGTATCCATCCACGAGCTTGGACTTAACCTTTACTCTTTACTCAGGGAGGCGGACTGATCTTAAAGTAATACAACTTGTAAGTAACACTTGTAAGTAACACTTGTAAGTAACACTCGCCCATGTAAGCAACCCTTGCATGGGCGAAGCTATGTCTATCATATACTCGCCTATCCGGTTATCCGGTTGCCTTATCACTATTGCGACTCATTCTCAATTGCCTAATCGCTACACATACCAACATGAGGGGGGGGGGGGAGGCCCCCACCGGCGGGGGGCGCAGCAAAAAATTCATGATCTACAAATTAGATTTCACAATTTCAAAAGCTGACCTTGCATTATGCACGATTAGATCATCACTATCCATGCGCCTCCGCCGACCTATAAATTATTTCTCACTTACCCTCATTTTTTACTTGACAAACGTCGAAAAATATGATATAATATAGATAGGGTGGGCGGGTGGTAAGTAGTAAGTAGTAAGGATATGAACAAGCTCACAAGCAGGGGAAAATATTATGCACAAGCGCACAAAGATAAGGCTGCCGATGCCTGTAATTTTATGCTTGCGTAAGTATAAGATTATATTGAGTAAAAAAATTTATTCAAGAAAAGTGAAAATAATTGAAAATAATGCTTGACAAACGGTTTGAAATATGATATAATATAGATAGTGGGTAGATGCACCTGATTCTCAATAACAGGAGGCGGGATGGTTATACCCAAGGTGCTTAAGGTCGGAGGCATCCCATATGAAGTCGTCTGGACTAAGGGTCTGCGAGATCACACCGATTGCGATGGCATGGTCAAGTTCAGCGACCAGAAGATACTCATGCAGAAGAATGTTCCTGGCTTCGTCATCGAGCGGGAAACGCAAGAGATGATCTTCTGCCATGAGATAGTGCATATAGTACTTAAGCATATTAGCGAAGATAAGTTATGTGCCGACGAAGGCTTCGTTGTGCGCTTCTCTCGTTGCTTATATGAAATCTTAATTAACAATAAAATGCTTAGGGAGTAACCATGCCGTGTCTCCGTTAAAGAAAGGCAAGTCTAAGAAAGTAGTAAGCGAGAATATTTCTGAGATGGAAGCGTCCGGCCACCCACACGATCAGTCCGTCGCCGCTGCCTTACATACGGCGCACCCCGAGGGTGGTAAGAAGAAACGTTCTCGCAAGCCTAAAGCCGATAAGAAGAAAGAAAAGCCGAAGTCTCCCCCATTTCGGCCCCACTGGTAAATGACTACCTTTGCCGAGGAAATATTTCTCTCCTCCAGTGAGTTTGCGGAGATTGCTGGAGTAGCCCGGCGCACGGTTACTTACTGGATTACCACAGGCAGAATCAAGGCCCATCGCTTCTGTAAAAAGTATCGCATCCCTTTATCTGAGTTTACCAAGGTTGTAAAGAATGTTCCGCTCGAACTTGGTATACCCGTAGCGCAAGAAGATTTATCGGGACTTCCGCCCGCTCTGCCCACGCCAGATAAGCCGTGGAGATATTATGCCCGTTTGTCCTAAATGTGGTGGTAACTATAGCCTTCTCTGTATAAGATGTAGAAGGGCCAGTATTCGGGAGAGCGTTGAGTTCCTCACCGATAAACATGGCCTTGAGCTTGAGACGCTAATCAAAGCTCTCGCAGCCGGAGTTCGTGGTGAAATGCCACAAGGCGCTGCGGGTTATTTGTTCAAAGCTCTACAACTTAAGGATGCTTTTCCCTCTACTAAAGCCGAGATTACCGGCGCTGAGGGAGGGCCACTGGAGATAGCCGATGCCAAATCCCGCCTCACCGATCTCGTGGCTCGCCTCACTACCCGAATCGCAGAGAGAGAGGATAATTAATGACCTCAATCCCGGCGACTTCCGAGCGGTGCTTACGAGCTTGGAAGAGATATATAAAAAAGACCCGTATCTATGGTACACATCCGAGATGTTTACCGTTGACGAGGCATCACAACAAAAGTTACCTTTTCCTGACAAGGCTTACTTAGACGATATTATTAGTGCCCTGCGCACTACTCAAAAGTTATGTATCCCCAAGTCCCGGCGTATGTTAATGTCGTGGACGATGGCGGGCTGGGCCACTTACAATGCCAGATTCTTCCCTAACCACGCCATCTTCATTCAATCTGAGACTGAGAACAAGGCGGCGTACATAACAGATAAGAGATGTAAGTATATAGAAGAGAACTTGCGGGAGCCGCTTCTACGTAAGCCCTTCAAGACAATTCGCACCAATGAGGGTTTAGTAGGGCGCATCGTCTACAATGATACTGGCTCTTATATATGGGCGGTCCCTCAAGGCGCAGATGTAATAAGGACATATACCTTTAGTATCTTAATTCTTGATGAATCAGAATTTCAAGCGGAGGGTGAGGCGGCTTTAAGTGCATCACTTTCCATTGTCGAAGAGGGAAAGTCTAATCAAATCATTCTGTTATCCTCATCGAATGGTCCTGTTGGCCCATTAGCCAGCATTTGCCGTGGCGCTGGATTTGATAAGTTCAGCTAATGAAAGTACTAAATCCCATTCAATCTCCACGAGGCTTCGTTATCTTACCTGTTCATTACTCCCATGACCCTGAAAAAGACTCGGCTTGGGTGACACAAGAACAGTTAAAATACATGAAGGAATATGGAGATTGGGAGAAGGAGTGGCAGCTTGAAGAGGAAATAAACTTTCAGACGGTTCCTGGAGCGCTGGCTTATCCGGCGTTTTCATCGGTGAATATCGGAAGAACAATATACAACAAGAGCCTACCCTTATGCTTGGACTGCGACTTTAATGTAGAGCCGATGGTTTGGGAGGTCAGTCAGCAGGTTGGCGATATTATTTGTTTCATTGATGAGATCAAGATAAGCCCAGCGCAAATCAAAGATATGGTTACGGAGTTCCGCAACCGTTATCCAGCCCATCCGGGCGAGCTATGGATATATGGAGACGCTACAGGAAATAAGCGCACGAGTCAAACTGCTACATCGGACTACGATCTTATTAGGCTGTATTTTAGAGGGTATCCCTCCCCACGAGTGTTTAAAATCTCGTCCGTTAATCCAGCAGTTAAAGATAGAATTAATGCAGTTAATCTCAGACTACGGGCAGTTGATGGTCAACCCGGAGTACTTATTGACGAAAGCAAGTGCCCCGAACTCATCCGAGACTTCAAAGAAGTAGCGATCAAGGATGCGAAGATCGTCAAGACAAGTAAGAAAGAAGACCCTTACTTCTGGCGCACTCACGCCTCCGACGCTGCGGGCTACCACATCTTTCGTGAGTTCCCCGTCGTAAGTCAAGTATACGAACATGCCCGTAAGAAACGCAAGCCCCTCAAATATAAAAGACTCTTAGGAGTTTCGGGTTTATGAGACAGTGTGATTGCTTCTGGTTTAGGAAACAGGATAACACCTGTTGGATGCGTAGAGAGCTTAACGAACAGAAGTGCCCTATGCACATAGCCCGGAGCCATCCGCTTGCTGACGGAGATTGGAACCACTATGTTTCACATCGCCCTGAATGTAAAACCTGAGGCTAATCGCCTACTTAACCTTTGGCGTGACCAAGGGGGGAGTCTACTTTAAATGAAGGGACAGCGAAAGTACTTGGGAGGGTAAATATGGCTTTATGGTGCGTAAACTGTGGCTCGTCTTCGGTGGATAGACAGCTATTTCCTATCCCCACCTACGCCGTAGAACTCGCTGCCTGTGCGACTTGCCTAATTAAGTTCGGCGCTGATGTACTGGCCGAGGAAGCTGACCGTTGGCTTGCTGAACATTTCAGCGACCTCGCTGTGGAATGTATGGATAAATTAGGCTGCTTACATTGCGGTGGCCCTATTATAATGAATGAGGACGGCTCCCGGCCTCTGTGGTGCGGCAGATGCAATGCCGAACTTAAAAAAATAAGGGAGAAAGGATAACAAATGGCTACTGGAAATTTTACTGTTGGACCTGGAATCTGCGTACTGGAGGCCGTCACCCGGCAGCTTTGTATTAAGCTGGGGGATGACGCTAACGCTATCATCTGCATGGACTGCTTAGAAGGTCTTTCGAGAGCTATCGAGGACTCTCAGCGGGACAACTATCGTAGCGGCGTTGGTACTGCACCCACTTATAACATTACCACCGTGCTTAATGAGATGGGTAGCAGAGGCCACGAATAATGCCTTCCGATGCCTTTAACATCTCACCCGGCACTTGCTCCGTCTGTGCTTATGTTGACCCGGTATGCGTGAATCCGGCCAACATTCCGACGGTGTATATTTGCAAGGAGTGTGTCCGAGCCTTCGCATATGCTATTGCAAAATACTTTCAGCTTAACGACTTTCATGGCCCATACTCTCAAGCAGAAGTCCTCGGAGAACATGGTGGACGAGGCACCCAATAAAAAATAAGGAAGGTAAGTAAGAAATGAGTTTGCAAAGAAGTAACGTACAATGTGACTTCGGCGGCTACTGGAATTACCAGAACGCCCCGTTCCAGTTCGGCATACCCAGCAATGCCCCTCAGACCGCTGCTATGGCTTTGGGTGGTGGAACCGCCGCTAATCCCTTGGCTCTTCCCGTTGCTGCAACTGCTGCCGTAGCCCTCTATCTAACGTCTCCGTCTACCGCAGATGGTAACTCCGCAGTATATGCGAACATCGCTCTGTCCGGTGTAGGTGGGGGCGGTATCGCAGTTGCGGGTGTCAACCTTGGTATCGGTGGAGCTACTGGCCTCTTGAATGTGATCGGCGTTCAGGGTATTGGTGGACTTGATACTACGGCGGCTACTGAACCTGCGACTACTGGTGTGATCGCTGGTGTGCGTGGGGTATTGCAGCTTGGTGCCGCTACCCGCACTATCACTTCCGGAGCAGTTGCTTGCTGCTTGGATTTGCAGAATAACGTAGCTACTGGTAACACTCTGTCTGCGGCTTCTGCTCATATCCATATTAAGGAAACTGGTGCTGTGAAGCAGACTCTGTTATTTAACTTGGATGGTGTGGACACTGCGAGCTTATTCTATGCGGCTACCAGTACCACTATCGGCTATAAGTTAAAGATTCTGGTTAATGGTACCCCATACTGGATTGCTCTTACTGCCGCAGTCTAACCTCTAACAAGGAGGGAGTATGATGGCATTTACCAAGAAAGACGTACAGACGCAACTTGAAGGGCTTGTCGCACAGGAGAAGCAGCTTTGGGCGCAGTTGAATTACGTTCTCGGCCAGAAGTCGGTACTCGACGCTATGGCTAAGGAAATGCCTGACGACCCTACTCCTGAACCGACTGCCGAGGCTGTGGCTCCTGCTCCTGTGGAAGTCCCAGCCTCGCTTCCCTTACCCGAGCCTCCGGCTCCCGAGGCTGGCCCTCTGGATGGGATGCCCGCCTAATGCCTGGATACTCTGGTGCCTCAGTAGCGGGAGGCGCAACAAGTCCCGCCGCTTCCTTTCAGCCGCCCCTGACTACAAATACGGAGTCGGACAGCTATAGTGGGCCGTCCTCTAACAAAACTCCGATCACGGCTGGGGAAGATAATCCTATCCAGAAGCGTTTGCAGGAGGGGATGCCGCTTCACGGGAAAGTGCTGGGGAGGCTCAAGGCTCGCTTGCGTCTCTCCCAGCAGTATATCAATGACAGGTACGACGAGTGGAACCGGGTGGACGAGCACGTCCGAATGTACATAGACCTTACTCGGAAAGCTCGTAATGCGGATAAGACCAGTGACCCGACGAAGTACGAAATGCCGTTCCAACGGGCCATCGTCGTACCTGTTTCCTTTGCTATCTTGCAAGTCCGGCTGGCGATGTATATGCAAATCTTCCTCTCCCGCCCGGACCTTATCGAGCTTGAGGGGAGAAGCCCATCATCCGTAGACCCAGCTAAGAAGATGGAGGCACTGCTTGCCTATGACCTCCATCAAAGCCAGAGTTTACTTACCCTCTTCCAGCTTATTCAAGACGCTGAGAAATATAGTATGGGCGTGATATATGACTCCTGGGAAGAGGTATATGGCTACAGCCGCCCGCCTCGTATGCAGACCGGCAACCCTCTCCTTGATGCCGCCATCAAGCTCATCATGGGGGAGCCAAAGCCACAGTGGAAGCTCCAGAAAGAGTACAACTCTTGGGAGAATGTAGACCCCTTCAACTTCTGGCCTGACCCCCGAGTTACTAAGAATCGGTTGCAGAAGGGCGAGTTCTGCGGCCACCGTATCTTCCGGGGCCAGATGTACTTGGAGGAGAACAGGAAGGAGAACGGCGGGGCATACTTCAATATCGAACACGCTCACAAGTATGCGGGCAAGGCTACGGTAGATGAGTCTCGTGCCCGTCTCGCTGGCAGCATCACCGAGTATAATCTGCGTGAGCAAGCTGACCAGGATGACAAGGGCTATTACGCCATTGACCATATACAGGTCAAACTCATACCGAAGGAATGGGAACTTGGAGACGGAGACAAGCCGGAGATTTGGTGGTTCACTCTATGTGAGGAGAGCCTTATCATACGGGCGCATCCCTCCGCATACGAGCATGGTGAGTTTACTTACTCCGTGGCGGAAAGTAACTACGACGCTCACTGTCTGTTCAATCCAGGCATCTGCGAGAATTTGGATGGGATACAGCGTTTCATGAACTGGCTCCTCAACTCTCATATTGAGAACTTGATGAAGTCAATCAACGATTGCGTAGTCTACTCTCCCACGATGATTGAGGAAGTAGACCTGCTCAACCCCGGCCCCGCCAAGCATATCCGCCTGACCGCCGCTGGGGAAGAGATGCTGATGAATGGTAGCATGAGCATTGACCAGATGTACAGGCAGTTCACGGTCACTGACATTACTACCCAGCACCTTAGCGCCTTCCAAATCTTATTCGATATGGCGCAGCGTATGACCGCCGCCAATGACCCGATGATGGGGGCGCAGACGAAGAAGCGCCAAACATTAGGTGAGTTGAGTAATCTCCAGAAGCAGGGCAATATGCGAATAGGCATGACCGCCCGCCTGATAGACTGCATGGCCCTCCAGCCCCTCGCCTATCGTGCTTGCGCCAACCGCCAGCAGTTCACCACGATGGAGCAGTATGTCCGCATCGTAGGAGAGCTACAGAAGAAGCTCGGCGGGCAAGAGCGTCTGGCAATCGGCGGCAATGACATTCAAGGCGACTTCGACTACATTCCCCATACCGGGGTTATTCCCCCCGACCCCGCCCGCAACGCTCAGGTATGGGCACAGATTATGCAAGCGGTAGGCCAGATGGGGCCGGTGCTGCTCCAGCCGGGGCAAGACGGCAAGATGATAGACTTGCGGGAGATATTCAAGGAGACGGCCCACTGTCTCGGCGTGAAGAATATCGAGAGCTTCTTCATCCCCGCCCCCCCGCCCCAGCAGCCCGGTGTCCAAACTCAGGTCATGCCCGACCATCAAGTGCAGCAAGGAGTCAAGGCGGGCAACATAGTTCCAGCAGGTACGGAGGGATTAGGCTAATGTCCAACTTTTCCGACGGTCTGGTGCGGCGTGAGGAAGACCTTGCGAGCCTGGAGAAAGAATATCTCGCTACTAAGAACTTTATTAATAGTGAGGATTATCATAAAGAACGTGATCGTCTCCTTACTATAGTATGTAAGACAATACTTACATATAATGGTGGTAACGCCGAGTTTCTACTTGGGCGTTGTTATTCCCTTGTTAAAGAAGTAAATAGACCCATAGAAATCATCAGCACCTACGAGTCTAAGAAGGAAAGTTTACACGCTTACAAATCCTCTGTCGGTGGTGCCCGAAAGCAGAAGTTGCCCATTTGGGAAACGCTATAGGATTTGGCTGACCTGGAGACAGCCGGGAGCCTTAGTCAAATAACAACCTACGCCGATCTGCAATGCGGGAGCGAAGGAGCAAACGATGAGTGATCTTACCCCGGAGGAAATACAGTTTCAAGAGACGCAGCAAGCTGCGATGGATGACCTGGACTATGAGCCGAGTGAGGACGAAGGTACTACCCCCGAACCAGAAGTAAAGGGCCAAGAGCCTGAGCCTACACCCGAGACGGCCGAGCCGGAACCCGAGAAGAAAGAGGGCGAGCCAGCATCGGAACCACCTGTAGTTGACGAAGCTGCGGAGCTTCTTAAGACTTACAAGGAACAGTTAGGTCACTTCCAAAAACTGTATGAGGAACGTGACAAGGAGTTAAAAGCAGAGCGAGAGAGGGCCGCAGCCGCACAGCCGCCGCCCAAGCAAGCCGGGCCACCCCAGCTAACTCAAGCGCAGATTAGGGAACACTATATCCCCGAGGTACAGAAGACCGTAGAGCAGGGTTATATGTCTCCCGAGTTCGTGCAGAGTTTCCCCGACGAAGCTACCCAAATGTTATATCATCGTGATATAATCTATGGGCTGGTGAAGCGGGTAACGGAAGTGGTCAACTTCCTTAATACACAGCATCAGCAAGGACAGGCCGGACAAGCAGACACTATGCTCAACGGACTGTTTGATGCGGTGGTTAAGGAGAAAGGCGAGTTCTTTAAGCCGCTTGCAACTCCAGAAGTCCGAGAGGGGTTTAAGAAATACCTCACCGAGTTGAACCCGTACACCGAGCAGTTGAATCCTGACTTCATCGCTCGGCAGTATTTGGCCTACAATCAGGACGCTATCCTCGAAGCCGCACGAATGGCGGCGGGTGGTAAGCCCAATCCCAACCCCAAAGCTAATGCAAGGGGTGAGGGAGGCACCGGCAACCGAGGGAAAGCGCCACAGAGTCAGTCTGAGGCAAGACCTTGGGATGACATATAAGGAATAAGTAATGGCTGTTTTAGGTATGCGGGGGACCGGCTCCTGGTCCTCTGATGAACGCCCGCAAAACTGGAGAGAGAAACTTTTATACTTGTTTCCTAACTCTCCGGCAATAATGACGGCGATGGTTAGCAAACTCGCTAATGAGTTTGTTGATGACCCGTGTTTCCACTGGTTCGAGAAAGACCTGCCCGTAATGAGGATTCTCCAATCTGGAGGCGCTTTAGCAACTGACACAACTATCAACGTGGTTGGCTATGCCCAGCCCGGTGCTTCCACCACCCAACCTGCAACCAACGTGCGTAACGGCATGGTTCTTATGAACGAGCGCACCTTGGAAATCTTTTGGGTGGTGTCTGACCCGATTAGCCCCTTCACCAGCATAAACGTGGTGCGTGGGCAAGGTAGCGCAGCCGCCGCTATGCTTGACCAGGACGGCTTGCTAATCATCGGTACTGCTCACCAGGAAGGTGCGCCGGTCCCGGTGGCTATCCAATACGCTCCCACCACTCAGTTCAACTATACTCAAATCTTCCGTACGCCTGGGTCAATCACCCGGACGGCCAAGAAGACCAAGTATCGTACTGGTGATTCGGTGAAGGAGATGAAACGGCAATGCCTGGAAATGCACGGCATCCAGATGGAGTTCGCCTTCCTATTCGGCGCTCGTTTGGAAGACCTGTCCGGTGCGGAACCTAAGCGTTCTACCGGCGGTCTGCGCCAGTACATTGCCACCAATATCCACGACTTCTCTGGAGCCGTGAATATTGACGATTGGGATGACTTCATGCAGTTGATGTTCACCTATGGCTCCAACGAGAAGTTGTGCCTGACGGGGATGACTGCTATGAACAACCTGAATAAGATGTGCCGCTCTGTGTACACCATTCAGGCGACTCCTACTACGGAAACTTACGGTATGAAGTTCCATACCTACGAGACTCCGTATGGCACCCTGCACATCAAGCATCATCCTCTGCTTACTCAGAACCCCACCTTCACGTCCTGGGGCTTCGTCGTGGACGTGAAGAACCTTAAGTATCGTTACATTGACGATACTATGTGGAAGGAGAGCAAGATCGAGGCGAGTTCTGAGAACTTGATTGATGCTCAGAACAGCGAGTTCCTGACTGAGTGCGGCCTGGAAATCTGGTTCGAGATGACGCACGGTATCTTCAAGAACGTTACTGGGTACACCCCGTAAACAATCTGATGGGGGTGGGCCAATAACTCACCCCCCTTTCTCAAGGAGAAATAAATGACTCAGTATGTGTCTGTCGCCTATAAGCTTACTCCCGTCCGACTCAAAATCGGGCCGACTAAGTTACGCATAGTTACACTCACTTGTGGTGACTCTGACTATCCAAGCGGCGGCTACTCTGTTACTCCGGCAATGTGTGGATTCGGGCATACCGTAACTCTATTCCCCGGTCCTGGTATTAATGGTATTATGTGGGCTTGGGACGCTACTAATGAGAAGCTCAAAGCATATACTCAGACCACAGGTAGTGCAATCGTCTTTGCCGAGGCTACCGCCGCTCAAGTTTCTGACTCGGTGGTATACTGCTTGGCTGTGGGGCACTAATCATGGCTACCTTTCCTAAAGTCTATGTATGCAATCGCTACCCCGGACTTGGCATTGGCAACTTACAATTCAAGAATGGTATGCTCGCTGTCACTCGTATGCCCGACGCTATCAAGATCGAGAAGAACGAGTGGTATAACGTCTATATCTTCCCGCAGGACGGAGTGACACTCACAGCCCCTAAACCGGCACCTACCCCTGTGGCCGCACCAGAAGCCCCACAAGCTCCTGTAGCAGTTACCCCTGCCCCTACCATTGCTTCGGCCCCAACTACGCCAGAAGCGGCACCTAACCCCGCTCCAGCAGCTAAGGAAGGGGTGCTTGAGCACATCATGGAAGAGATTAAGGAAATCTTATAATGGCTGTCCAACCTTATACTCTACTTGTAGATAATGTGCGGATGAAGATTGTCCAGTGGACCCTCACCAACGGCGACACTGGGCAATGGTATCCGTGGTCGGGGCTGTACCCGGAGAAGTTCTTCCAGGTATATGGCACCTGGGGAACGGGTGGGACGGTCATACCGGAAGGCACCAATGAAGGCTATCCTGGTGCTGTAACCAATGACTTACCCACCGTCACTCCCGCTGCTCCTGTCCAGCTACGAGATAGTACCCACTCCTTGATGAGCTTTGCGGCCAACGGTGGAGATACTCTCTTGCAGAATCCGGCTCAGATCAGGCCACATTGCACAGCTGGGGATGGCACTACCTCCCTAACCGTACTCTTACTCCTGACGATTAACATGAGGCACTAATGGAAATAAATGAGGCCGTTGACCATCTTCAACAGTTTATAAAATAGGGGGATTACTCTAATGGAAGATTTTGGAACTCACTTCACCCAGGTCCGCATAGGTAAGTTCCGTGACCCGGACGGCATGGTAGAAGCCCTGTCCAAAGCGGGTATGCCTATCTCCGGCCTGATAGAGTTCTTACCTGACCGCTTCATCGTCTTGGAGGAATGGGAGGGTAATGTACTCTGCAATCTTGGCATCCAAGTGCTGTGGTATAATACCACTACTGCTGGAGGCGGGACAGACACTACAGCAGGACTATTCTCCAACGCTCATGCCGTGATCTACACTGGCACCGGCGCTCCTGGCGTGGCTGCGGCGAACACTTATGCAAACCTAACTGCTGGCGTAGCCCTGTCAATGGACTCCACCTATCCCAAGTTCATTAATGGTATTTATACTCAGGTTGCTTTCCACGGTACGGCGGGGAGCGGTGTAGCCAACCAAGCTTGGGCGCAGTATGCCGTTGCCAATGCCGATGCCACTCCCGTTCTACTCAACTACCTGGAAGCAGCGAAAGGAACGAAAGTCAGTGGCGAGACGTGGACTATTGAGATTGATATTACTATTTCGTAGAAGTGTTAGGAGGTAATCATGTCTAACGGAGCCACAAATTGGTATGCGGTCTATTACACGGCCACCGGGGCGCTGTTCAGCATAGGATCGGCACCCTTGGCCGACCCCCTGCCTGCGGGGATGGCGGCTTTGACGCTAACAGCGCAACCTGATCTGAGCCAGGTCATGTGGGACCAGGCGACGCTGGCCTTCGTGGCCATCCCGGCCCCGGAGCCGGACCCGCAGGTCACCTTGATGCAGAACTACCAGGCTGCCCTTGCGGCGCAGGCCCCGGCGGCAGCTGCCCCAGCTGCTGCCACGAACGACATGGCAGCCATAGGCACAGTAGCGGCCCCGGCTGCCTTCGACCCCACTACCTTCGATACCTCTAACTTTGTCAACAATGCGCTGTTGTATCTGGTGAGCCGGGAACTGGAGAGGGAGACGGGCAATGGCTGATTGGCCGATTCTGAGCGATGGCGGGGCGTGTAACACCTATGGAGCCTCCGCCTCCAAAGGAACAACTATACCCTGCGGAGCTACTCCCAACACCCTTACTTCCTGGGTGCAATTAGGCTCCTCTACAGTTGCGGGTGGGGTGCTTACTCTGTGGCTTGAATATTATGGGTCAGGCGGCACTGGCGGCGATTTCCTGGTGGATATTGGTATTGGAAGCACCGGTAATCAAGTAGTGCTGCTTTCGCAACTCTTATTTTCCAGTTTCAGCTACAATGTTAATCAGGCTTGTATCCCTATTTATGTTCCTCCTAACGTAAATATATGGGCGAGGGCACAATGCGATGTGGCAAGCAGAACTATGTACATTGTAGCCAGCCTTACGATGCCGGGGTTCATGCCGTCATCCTTTTATCAGCGAGTTACCACTTATGGCATAAATAATGCTAATACTCCGCCCGGCACACTCGTTGACCCAGGCGGCACAATGTACACTAAGGGTGCCTGGACGCAGATAGGCGGCTCTACAAGTAACCCTATTAAACTATTATTGCCAGCTTTTGGTGTTCCTGAATGGTCGAGTGGAGTATATTACCAGGGTTTGGTAGATATTGGTGTAGGACCATCATCTGGGAGTGTCACAGTTATAATCAGTAACATACAAATTGTTTGTAACGCAAATGCTTTTATCACACCTTTATACCCCGGTCCCTTTCCAGTAAATATTCCTGCCGGCTCTGGACTATGGGTCAGGAGCCAGTGTGGTAATAACACGGCAACAGGCAGGGAATTGCAGGTCGGTCTCTATGGGATTGATTAAGGAGGATTTATGCCGACAGTAGTTTCAAGCGGAACTCAGACGGCAGATGGAAGTGAAGATTATCTGTTTGCCTCTAACACGACAGCCGGTGATTATATCTTAGTGGTTGACACTACTAACTTGGTCAACGGTGAGACTGTCACCCTGAAAATTTACTCAGGGTGTAATTCCACCTCTCTCATCTTGGCTTACCAGGCCACCTATGTCAACGCCCAGACGGAGCCGCTGAAATTCAGCGTCCCGGTGCCGTCCGACCAGGCCATCCGATGTTCCCTGACGCAATCGGTCTATGTTTCGGGGTATAAGGCGTTTCCCTGGAAATTTCTGAGTCTGCCCTAAGAGGGACAAATGAGCCTTCGGAATTTTGCGCAATATCTTGGAAACTTGGGCATCATAGTTCTAACCGACTCCGGCACTGGTGCAGATGCCCTATTAGTAGGCAAGCACATATTATTAGTTGACTCTGGCGCTGGGTTAGATACTTTACTTATAGGTAAGAACATCAAACTTACTGACTTAGGCAACGGCGTTGACCTACTAACAGTAACTGGTCCACTTGGAGGGGCTGCCGATATGTATATAATTAAGAGACGGAGATAAAAGTAATGGCTGAGAAAACCTATAGACCAGTTAAGCCCACACAGCCCCGGCTTCCTAAACAATCTCCTCATGTACCCTCGTCTAAATCCCCTCACCCCGCTACCGACCAGTTCGAGAAGCTGTGGAAGCGGCTGGGGGGCAGCAAGGGTAAGAAGCTGCCTAAATAATGGCTAAGAACTTCGGTCAGCTAAAGACCTCCTTGTATGGTTGGCTTGGGATACTCACCGCATCCGGCGTGCCTGACACTACCCGTTTGCCCGATGCAGACGCAGGTGACTTGATTAACTCGGTTAAGGCCGAGTTCATGCGGAAGTATAGCAGCCAGTTGTGGTTTGGGGAGGTAACGGATACCTTTACCACTACCCCTGGTACTTACATATACACTCTCCCTGGTGGCTTCTCAGAATCATACAGCATGTGGTATGTATATCCCAACCTTACACCACTTCGAGTAGTCTATCTTGCCCTCCGTACTAAGGAAGAGTTCGATAGTATCTATCCTGAGATCGCCGCCTTCGCCGCTACCCCTCACCACGACCCACACGATTATTGTTTATGGGGCAATACACTGGAACTTGGCCCTGCCCCTAAAGATATACTAACTATTAATCGTAACTATTACATGATACTTCCCGACTTAAGTAACGCCACTGACCATGACGCATTTACTGATAACGCATGGCAACTGTTACTTTATCGGGCGCTTGCAGAAACATCGAGGTATGGTATCGAGGATGCACGAATACCTGTGTGGGAGTCAAGGGCTGCCGACCTTGAGCGGGCGCTTGTAAGGGAACACTCTCGTCGTGGCAGCACAGGTCGAGTGCCCCAATCTCAAGAGCCAGGTACGTGGTGTCCGCCGAGAGATGTGAGTCGGATTTGGACGGGCGGATAATTTCGTTCCTTCCCACCCCCGCCGTCCCTATCTTTATTATATCATATTCTCGGGCATTTGTCAAGAGAAAAATGAAGGTTTAGGAAAAATAATTTATGGCACTCCCCGAACAGCTACAGACCGCCCGTATGACCGGGGCTACGCTCGCAAGTAATATACCGGCGATTGTAGGTCAGCTTGAGCAAGCGATAGCCGATATATTAGGCGTGACTATTAATGTCAATGTCACCGCTTCGGCCCTAAGCGCTACTAATGCCGGTGTAATTGCTAAGGCTCTTATCTCTCAGCAAGCAGCACCCCCCGTCGGTATAAGGATAGCGGATAGTACTAATACTACTGAGTTCGCCCTATACCTTAATCATAACGTTATATCATTTGCTCAGAATACAGGCACCTTCGCTGCTCCTGCTTGGACTCCACAGCTTACGATTAACCTGACGAATGGTTTGCCCACGCTTGCTGCGGCTGTGACTCCCTCTGCCGCCGGTGATTTGGTATGCCTTAGCGCATTGAATACTATGCTTGCCACTATCGCCGCTACTTCCTATACCGATAGTTTAGCCAATACAAGTGGTAATATTACCTTAGTAAACGATAGTGCATCTCCCGGCAACTCCATGTATTATGGTACAAACGGTAGTGGGGTACGGGGATGGCTTACCTTTTTTCCAGGTGCCGGTGTACCTTTAAGCACAGGCTCGGCTTGGGGTACCTCATATACCGTGGGTACGAGTGCTGGAGATTTGGTACAACTTAATGGCAGCGCCCAACTTCCCGCCGTAGATGGTAGCTTACTTACCAATATTGGCGGACAGGGTATTCCTCATGGGATGCAGTTATTCACCAGCTCCGGCACCTGGACCAAACCCTCCGGGATAACTAAAGTGTGGGTAGCCCTGGCTGGTGGGGGGTTCGACAATAGTACCTCGCCTGTTGATGGTGGATATTCAGAAGGCATCATAGCGGTTACCGGCAGTGTTACGGTGACGGTTGGCAATGGTTCCCAATCCGGGTCCGGTTCGGCAGGAACATCTTCCTTCGCTGGTTCAACGACCATATCTGCCACCGGGGGCGGGCAAGGCGGCGGTAGCAGCCATGGCTCTGGCAGTGGCGGCTCCATAAATTTAACGGGTGGAAGCGGCAGTGGGTGGATTGTAGGCCCAATTCCTAGCTCCGGCGCTGGCACAACTTCTGGTAACGGCAACCCCGGCGTAGTTCTGGTGCTCTGGTAATCTATGGCAACTTCCTCCCCCAGCATTAAAATCCCCGTCTCTATCGGCGGACAACGGGCTGACCTCGACCAAGTAGATGTGCAGCCCGGCTCCCTATACCGATGCAGCAATGTATTGTATGGGGATGGAGGCTTTACAGTTAGGCCGGGGAGCGCCCCCATCGGTCGCAGCCTGAATGACTACCCTCTTAACGTGTGGCTATACCCGCATAGTGATACATATTATAGAGCGATAGTGGGTACGCTGGGTAGCTGGTTCTCGTGGGACATAGGTGTTAAGGATTGGGTAAGTATTACTGATCCTGCCAACGTCTTACATGGAACTGTTGGAGTCCACCAGACCTTAAGAAATTTTTATAAGAGTGGGGTTTCCTACTTACTTGGGGTGAATGGCCCATCTGATAACCCTAAAGTATGGGACGGAACCTCTACTTATTACGCTGACATGGGTGGCTCTCCCCCACGAGCCGCCTGCATGGCGTGTGGGCTAAACTATGTAATGCTCGGCAACTTATTTTATGGGGGTGTTTATCAACCCTTACAAGTAGATGTTAGTGCCTTCAATGACTTCGATAGTGGTTGGCTTTCCACACAGACCGTCAACTTATCGGAGACTCCCGGCGCTATTGTGGTTATGCAGGAGTTCGGCAACCTTAACATTATTATATATAAGACTGACTCTATCTATACCGCTATCCCCGTCGCCCAGCTTTATCCCTATACCTTCCAGCTTACTCAGACGGGTATCAGGGGTCCGGCTGGCCCTCTCTGCGTAGTGCCTACTCCTTATGGCCACTTCTATATTAGCGATGATGCTAATATATACTGGTTCAATGGTACTTATGCAACGCCTCTCTCTAAGTCAATACAAGCGCATATTGTTAACACATATAATCCTAATTACTTAGCTAACTCTTGGGGTTATTATGATACAAAAAGGCAACTCTTATTCTTTATTTACTGTGGAATAGGTAGTGTTGTACCGAATCAGGGCCTATGTATAGACACGCTTAATAACAACGCTGTTTGGCCTATAAGTTGGACTAACTTGAGGATGACGGCGGGCCGGTATAATACTCTCGAAACGGCTACCCGGATTGGGGATATGACCCTGCCCCTTAGCTCTTACCCTGTCTCCCTCACAAGTCTAAATACTACCGGCATTGTGATGTTATGGGCCGATCAGAGCGGGCAGATATATCAAGAGGCCCCATACGCTACTACGGACGGCACCGACGCTATCCCCTTCTTATGGGAAACAGGTCTTGCTAACCTTGGTAGCGGGCGGCAATGGGTGACGCTACAGGAGATGGAGCATTACTTTGTATCCGCTCCTAATTCTCAGCCTATCACTATCCAAGCGGGGCTTTCTAATTATGGGGAGAAGCCAGCCTATACGGCCCCTTATCTCATAGATATAGGCGCACCAGTAGGTTATGCTCCGGCCGGCGGGCCTTACATTACTCGGTATAGAAATACTACTCGCATGGTGAGCTTACTGGCAAGTGGCGAGGCTACTCAGAATATACAATGGCGGGGCACCGTCGCTAACGGCGCTCCAAGAGGACAACGATAATAAATGGCTCTTAGTTTTACATCAAATTGGGTAATCCCTCTTCCCGCACAAGGCGATAATGGGGCGGTAGAATTAACATTATATAATGGTGCGTGGGCTACTTTTGACACCGCTCTCACTACGGCATTGGGTCTTAAAGCCCCGCTTGCTTCCCCTGTATTTAGTGGTACTGTAGAGTCTGGTGGAGGGTTCAAGTTTGATAAGCAAGCCTATCAATCGTCTCTCGTTACCAATGGTAATAGCAGCACATCTAAAACTATTGATTGGACACAGGGCGTTATCCAGAGCATTGTCACTACTGGAAGCTGCACACTCACTTTCACCCCACCCACAGGACCGGCAGTACTTACCCTCAAGATAATCCATGAGGCGAGTAGCTCAGCCTACACCTATACCTGGCCTTCGGTAAAATGGCCGAGTGCAACAGCCCCATCTACTACCAATACATCGGGTGCGGTGGATATAGTCTCGTTGTTCTTCGATGGCACATATTATTATGGGCTATTCGGACTCAATTTTTCATAAGGTATCACTATGATATATCAGGGTATATTCATGGGAAGTCAGGTGGTGGTTGGCCCCTACTGGCCCGTCCCTGGCGTGACTAAACCCCAGCACCTATGGCCCTTCTCGCAGACCGGGGATTACACCGACCACGGCAGCAGCCTAAGCCCCGTAACGCTAACGCCAGGGGGAGTTGGAAATACATTCGGGGCGGGCGGACTCATTCTATCTGGGACCGGATGGGCTTCGACTGTTCTAAACACTGACCTTACCGATATAGGGAGTGTCTATTCGCTCTTAATAGAATATACCGTAAGCCCCACCAGCGCCAATTATCCTCCCATAGTAAGTGCTGGCACCTTAAACACAGATGGATATAGTCTATTCGGTACTGCTGGTCACAACACCGCTCTTGATTACCGTCTTAATGCCGACCAAGTTGATTATAGGACAGTAGCGGCCATACTGGACAGTGTAAGCTATCAAATCATTATAACATCAGCCGGAACCGGAGCAAACCAGATAGCGTTCTATGTAAATGGCAGCCCGGATAGCACACATACCGGCATTGCTGTAATTGCGGGAACGGCTGGTTTTTGGGTAGGCTATGATATTTCCGGCGGTGTTTTCACCGGCACCATCAAGAAAGTCGGCATCCTCAAGGGCACGGCCTGGAGCAGCGGGGATGTGGCGGCGATTTACAGCAAGTATGCTTAAGATATGAGTATCCTTCCCCTCGCATATAATTTCCCCCAGCCTCCGCAAGCCGGTGTCATAACTAAGGATACCGCAGCCTCGGCATTGCAGGGGGTTATTGCCTGGGACGCTCGTCTGGTGCAGGCTCTTAGCACGATGTATCAATCCATCGCCTCTCGCACACAGGAGATGGCAATGCAGGGAGCAGCAGCGAAGATGCCCTCGGCGGCTGGTAGGCAAGGATTCTTCTATCAAACCGATACTAAGAAATTATATTACGATGCCGGTACTTGGATGCTGGTAGGAGTTCTTACATAATGGTCGTATTCATGCACAAGCAAGACCCTCTTTCTTGGATACTCATGCCTACTGTGCTTGACCGGATACGCAAATTCATTGAGAAATATAACTGTGATGGCCCCGCAGATAAGATGTTACCCCTCATTCAGCAACACTTCATTTCGGATAATCCACTTATACTTACATTAGCCGGAGTGGAGAATGGCGAAGTGTGGGGCCATGCGCTCGTCTGCATAGACGCTCTCTTCGACAATAGGTGGATGACCATTCTCCAGACACAAATAGATCGCCCTATGAGTAAAGAAGTAGAGAAAGATACATGGGATAAGTTACTTGCATGGGGTAAGTCTAAGGGTGCTAAAGAAGTGCAACTACTAACTCCAAGTAACAATCGTGCGTTACTTTTCGCTAAAAAGTATGGATTCAGAACACATCGTATTCAAATGCGTCGTAGTATAGAGGGTTAATTATGGGAAGCGGAAGCTCCGGCGGTGGGGGAACCACCAATACCGGCAGTACAACTACAGCGTCTATAGCCCCGCAGCTACAGCCATTAATGACTAATGCGGCTAATGAGATGCAGGCTGCCGAGCAGCAATACTCTCTTGGTGGGGCCACTACAGGCGGGCCGGTAGGCAGCACCAACTTCTTTGCGTCTAACCCGATGCAGATAGCGCCGCAGACGGACTTGCAAACTTATGCTCAGAATCTCTCACCGTCGCTGGTCAATGCTGGTAGTGGGGCACTTAACCAAGCGCAGGAGTATGCTACCTTAGCTCCAGAAGTTGCCGGTACTATGGCCCCGGCGGTCACTGCTGATAACCCGATGATGCAAGCAACACAAGCCGCCTTCAATCAGACGATGGCCCCAACGATTGAGAACCAGTTAAGTCTTGCTGGCCTGGGTGATTCAAGCACTCTTGGCAACTCACTTGCATTAGCCGACATATCCCAGCTTGTACCTACTCAGCAATATGAGCAGAGTCAGGAACAAGGTGTCATAGAAGGCGCTGCTTCCATGCTGGGGCAGATGACCCCGCAGCTTACTAACATAGGTAACTCACAAGCATCTAATCTTAATACCGCTATTGGTACGATGGCGACCCAGGGCGCTGCTCAGCAATCCGCAGCCCAAGCCCCACTTACCTCTGCATATGAGGACTTCTTACGTCAGCAAGCCCTGGCGGAAGAAACCTTATTTGTACCGTTCGGTGATACCACTGCTGGCCTTGTTGGTAGCACCACTACGGGGGAGACGGCCTCTAACCCTTCTGGCTCAGGTGGATTATTTAAATAATGGACCCTGTAACCCTTGGTCTTGCTGGTGCTGGTATAGCTGATGCGGCTCCGACGGCTGGTGCTGCTGGTGCTGGAGCAACTGCGGCAGGTGCGGGCGCTGGCGCTGCTGGTGCTGCTGGTGCTGGAGCAACTGCGGCAGGTGCGGGCGCTGGCGCTGCTGGTGCTGCTGCCGGTGGAAGCT